TAGTAATCAATGTAGATGGGGACCGTATTGGCAGGTAATCAAAGGTTAAGGATTCATAAAGAGAGAGGAGATAAAGAAGTAGAGGTAAGTGTACCAGAGAGAGAATTGACGGAAGAAGAGATTAAGAAAATTGGTATTATTAGCAACAGACACAGTGGAGAATGGGATATGGATAAATTGGCTAACGAGTTTGAAGATGTTTTAGCGGAATTAGGGTTTGATGATTTATTACCAGAGGTTGAGTTAGAAGTTAAAGAGGATGATTACGAAGAGCCAGAAGATTTAGAAACTACTGTTGTATTAGGAGATGTTTACCAACTCGGAGAACATAGGTTAATGTGTGGAGATAGCACAAAGATAGAAGATGTAGAGAAGTTGATGGATGGACAGAAAGCAGATATGGTGTTTACAGACCCTCCGTATGGAGTGGGCTACGATGGTGGTGCAAAAAAGAGAAAGCTACTAGCGAATGATAATATAGGGACAGATATATATGGGGACTCTCTGCCATTCACGAATATGTTTACAACTGACAAAGCATCCTTGTACCTTTGGTATGCAGATGCCAATGTAGCCGCAGCCGCAGCCGCAGCCGCAGCCGCAGGGTGGGATATTACTGCACAAATAATTTGGGTTAAGAACAATGCACAGTTTGTATCTTCTGCACACTATCACGGAAAGCATGAGCCATGTTTTTATGCACATAAAAAGGGAAAGTCTTGTGCTTGGTATGGAGGGAAAAATAAGGTCACTGTTTGGGATGTTGACAGGAGCAATAAAAATGAATACCATCCAACACAGAAGCCTGTACAATTAGCTGTTAATGCAGTTTCTAATAGTAGTATAAAAGATAATATTGTATTAGATTTATTTGGTGGTTCAGGTTCAACCCTAATAGCTTGTGAACAAACAAACAGAAAATGTTATATGATGGAAATAGATCCACATTATTGTCAAGTAATAATTGATAGATGGGAGAAGTTTACAGGTAATAAAGCAATTAAGTTAGAATAGTAAAAACGTGAGCAAAATCGTGGATACAACTAAAAACTTAACACCATTTACTTCTGATAGACAACCCACACCAGAACAGAAGAAAGCAGGTTGGGAGAGGAGAAGGGAAGCCCAGAAGATAATGGATGAGATAATGCAGTTGGCAGATATGCCTTATGCAGACATCAAAGCCCTATTAGAAGATATAAAAGTGCATCCTGAGAAGCACACATTGAGAGAGGTTAAGTTAGCTCAGTATTTAATGGATAAGAAGTATACGGTAGACTATTTAGATAGGCATATAAGCAAAGCACCTCAAGAGATTGATGTGACCAGTGGTGGGGACAAACTGTCTGCTGGAATATTTATTAGACCACCAGAAGACGATGGAGTACCTACCACATAAGTATCAGTATGAATTTCATAATAGTAAGTCTAGGTTTAGATCGCTTATAGCAGGCCGACGTGGGGGAAAAACTTTAAGCGGCACAATAGAAGCCCTATGGCAAGCTGATATGGTGGCAGAGAAGATGGGAAGACCCACACATGGCTGGATTATATCTCCAACTTACCAGATGTTAAAAGACATTAATATTCCCATGTTGCTAGAATGGTGTCCTCCAGAATCAATTAAAGACTTTAATAAGTCGGATAACAAACTAGAATTGATTAATGGAAGTACCATTACACTTAGAAGTGGTGAGAACCCTGATAGATTAAGGGGGGTAGGACTAGACTGGCTATGGCTTGATGAGGCTTGTTTTATGAGTAAACAGGTGTGGGAAGTGCTATATCCAACACTAACAGACAAGAATGGTATAGCATGGGTAACAACAACGCCACAAGGGTATGATTGGGTGTACGACACGTTTTACAAACCTGCTATTGATAAAGAACAGGGTTTTGAAGCGTGGAAGTTTACTACACTAGACAATCCTTATATTGATCAGGCTTTAGTAGAACAAGCTAAGAAAGATTTGTCCGACATGATGTTTAAGCAAGAGTATTTAGCTTCCTTTGAGAAGTTTGAAGGACTCATTTACCCTGATTTTAGTGAGGCAAGGCATTGTAAGGAATCAGAAAAAGCATTAACGGATATATACTTTGTAGGATTAGATGTAGGTTGGAATCACCCTACTGCTGGTCTTTTAGTTAAGGAAGATATAAATGGAAACCTATTTGTCATAGATGAGTTTAGAGAGCAGTTTCTAACAGCAAAGGAAATAAGTAATCAATTGAATGGTATGTTAGTTAGAAATGGTCTCAAAGAGCAAGATATAGAAATGTTCGTTATTGACCCAGCAAGTAAAGGAACTCAACAGACAAGTGGACAAAGTATGTTATACCAGTTGCAGGAGGAAGGTTGGGGCTTTGTACCTGCCAATAATGATGTAATGGCTGGTATAAACAGGGTAACAAGGTTATTTAGAGAGAATAAGTTATATATTTCTAAAAGATGTAGGGGATTAATAGACGAGTTAAATAATTACCATTGGAGGAAGTGGAACGAGGAAAAAGATAGTAAGAGAAGTGAGCCATTTAAGTTAGGAGAAGACGAATGTGATGTGCTTAGATATATTTCTATGAGTAGGCCAGATTACTTTGAGCATCCTAAACTTAATATGTATGGACAGTTAGAAAAAGAAGAGGAGGAAGAGGATGTGGATATTAATGATACAATAGATGACATGATGTCAGGAGAGAGTATTATCTAATATGATATAATTGTATATATGGAAACAACTGTTATAGTCTTGTGTATATTGTTAGGTATTGCTGTTATTACCTTAGGTGTAGTAGCCTCTTTACAAATTATAACGGGTTCTAGTGAGAGGAAGGAATTACAGAAGTTACTCAAGGCAAGAGACCTACCAGAGTTTACTACCTATGCCCAAAAGCCTGAGGAAGACGAGATAGAAGACACAAGCAATCTAGTAGAACTTGAGAATATGGATAGTGTAATACAGGAGGCAATAGAGAAAACTATTAAATAAGAAAATGGAGGATTAAACGAGGAGCATTAATCTAGTTTTGTATACAAATGGCAACAAGCACAGCCCAGAAGTACGAGGAAGGAAAGCGTAAGGAAAAATACGATAAAGAGTATTGGATGTCTTACACTAAAGAGAAGTTTGACGAGAGTAGAAATTGGAGAGGTACTAATGTAGAACTACAATGGTTTGTAAACTACATGTACTACAAAGGCTACCAGAACCTCAAGTATGATAAAACAACAGGGACATTCATTAAGGATGTTAGAAACCCATTAACCTTTTACATTAACCATACCTATATGGTGTGTAGGGCTGTCAGGAACGCTGTAATGAAGGCCAATCCAACTTGGGATGTAGATGCCTTGCCTTATGGGCAACTAGACAATGATACTTCAAGAATATTAGGTGAGTATTTGGCATTTGAGTATGATAGGATTAATTTAGAAGAAAAGGTAAATAAAAGTTTACTGTTTGGATTACTGTATGGACTTGGTATATTCCAATATGGATACGATGATAGACTAGACGACGGAGAGGGTAATGTTTGGATAGAGTGTTTAGATCCTTTTGACACTTACATTGACCCATATTGTTCAGGTATGGACGACGCTAGGTATGTTATTAAGGTCATGAGTAAGCCACTAGAACTGATTGAGAACAATCCTAATTATGACAAGAAGGCAGTAGAGAATTTATCAACCACCTCTAACCTATCTGAGAGTGATTACAAAAATCTTATTCTTAACAATGAGAACAACATAAACAACACAAGCAAGAATGTTATTTTACATGAGGGTTGGTTTGTAACTAAAGACGGAATAAGAGTAATAACCACAAGTCCACAGAGTAATGAGATTTTAAGAAATGAATTAACTACATTTAAGAAACTTCCTTTTGAGATATACCAGCCAGATATTAATGTGGGGGGTATTTATGGTGAGGGCTGGGTTAAAAATATTGTACCTCTTAACAAGGCTGCTAATTACTTGGAGACTTCAAGACTTGAGTACAACATACTCATNAANAANGGNAGACTTTTAATACCNAAAGGGGCAGGAGTTAAGAGTGTAACCAATCAGAACGGAGAGAAGATTTACTACAAAGCAGGGTTTAAGCCAGAGTTTCTNCCTACTCCTCCAATGGGAAGTGATGTAGACAGACAAATCAATGCCTTAGGTACATACATACAATTAATTGGTGCTGCCAACGAAGCTTTTATAGGACAGACACCAACAGGGGTTAAGAGTGGTATTGCTATTGAGACTTTGATTGCCTCTAACTTCAATCAGCTATCAGACCTTGTAAACAATTTGTCTAACACCTTAGCAAGACTAGGGGAGGATATACTACAATTAGGATATGAGTATCAATTATTAACAAAGCCATTCAGAGCCTCAAGTGGAGAATACTTTGGAATACTAGGTGGTGGACAAGAGCCTAAGGAAATAGAGAGGATTCTAAAGGTTGTAAGTATACCAGCCAATCCAGAAGTGAGAGTAAGAATAACAAGTGGAGTAGCACATACTAAAGAGGCAAAGAGAGATATTTTAATGACACTAAGAGCAGGTGGTGATGTAAGTAGACAAACATTATTAGAAAACCTTGATATAGACCCAGAGGAAGAGCAGGAGAGAATAGCAGAAGAACAGGCACCACAAGGACCACAAGGGGGTATGGAAGGTATAGACCCTAATGCTCCACTTCCTGAAGGTATGCAATTGCAAGTCTAATGGTGTTACGAGTGTGTTATAATTAAATAAGGAATGTCTTTGGTGTGCAGTGGATCTATCCTCGGTCCATTGCACAGTGGAGAAATTCACTAGCTCTTTATAATTAAGTTGTTTTAACCCAGTACGACACTGAAGTCGTTAAAATGTGGGTAAAGTTATGGAGGATAAAAACTCAATGGCTGTTGACACAACAACGGAAGCACCTGTTACAGAATCAGCCCCTGTAGAAGAAAGCACTGTAGATACTTTCCAAGACTCGTCAGAGAAGACGGAAATCACCGAAGAAGGAGTGCAGGATGGTACTTCAGAAGGCTCAAAGGAGAAGGAGTTCAAAAATGTTCCCTATCAAGTATTTAGGGAAAAAAATGAGGAGGCCAAGAGGTACAGAGCAGAATTAGCAGAACTAAAGGCAAAACAAGAGGAAGCCGACAGACTTGCTACTATGACACCTGATGAACAGGCCCAACAGCAACAATTAGAAGTTGCTAAGGAGACCTTAAAAAAGTTAGGGTTTGTTACTAAGGAAGATGCAGAACGAAGTAAACAGGAAGAGAAAGCAGCAAACATGTTTATCTCTGAGTGTAATCGTTTGGAAGGCAAGTATGACGGTAGTGATGGAATGCCAAAGTTTGTTGCAACCGAAGTCGCTGCGTATATGGACGAGTTGGCTAGGACGGGACAATATGTTTCCGACCCTGAGACAGCTTATAAGTTGAAGAACTTAGACCAGATAGCAGAGGCAAAGGCAAGGCAACAGAGAAGTTCTACATATTCTGAGAAGCAGCAAGGNGGTATGAACAAGGTAAATGATACCAGAGGTTCAGAACTAGAGGCTGCTGCAAGAACTGGAGATTTTACACAGTTTCTTAAAAAGCATGTACCAATGCCAAAGTCTTAANATTTAGGCGAGGTAAAGACACTGGGAAGCGTAAATTTTCGCAGATGCTTTNAAGAGGCTGTTAGAGGACTTTAAATTTTAGATTTTATTAATATGGCTGTATATCAGACATACGACNCAGAAGACAAATCACGAAGATTTGACTGATGTCTTAACAAAAATTGGTGATATGACCACACCTGCCTATGCAAAGTTAAGGAAAGTATCTGCAAAGAATACTCTACATGAGTGGAGTACATATGCACAAGATGCTGCTGCAACTAATGCACAGATTGAGGGTGCTGAGTATACGTATGGCGCATTAACTGCACCACAGAGGTTAACAAACTATACTCAAATATTCAGAAAGACATTCCAAGTATCAAATACTCAACAGGCAGTAGACCCTGCTGGAATGGAAGATGAGTATGCATTTAGGGTACAGGTAGCCTTAGAGGCAATTGGTAGAGACATTGAAAAGGCTCTTATCAATGGAAGTGCAAACTCTGGAGCAAGTGGAACTGGTAGGAGATTAGAGGGAATCCTAGCCTTTATCACGACCAATGTCTCGACTGGGGCATCTGGTACTGGTAAGTCACTAGCAGAGGAAGACCTAAACAGTTTAATTCAAGATTGTTATGAGAATGGTGGAAGACCTGACTGGTTGTTGGGTTCTTATACTCAGGTAAACAAACTTGCTAAGTTAATGAGTGCTCAAAGATCATATAACGATGGCAATAAAGAGTTTACTTCTCAGATGTTAGTTTACTCCTCACCATTTGGAAGACTTATGGTTGAAGGTGATAGTCAAATTGCTTCAAACACTCTGACTGTTTTACAGAAAGATATGTGGGCAGTAGCACAGTTAAGACCTGTTGCTAAGAAAGACACACCAGAAACTCATGATGCAAAGAATGGGGTACTCATTGGTGAGTTAACTCTTGAAGCAAGAGCAGAGGCTATGAATGGTAAGATGACTGGATTAGCAGTTTAATTACTAAGTAGCACGCAAGAGTTCGCATAAGGGAGGGGTTCGCCCCTCTCTTTTTTGTGTAATGGTATAATATGATATGGAATTAGTAGATCCACAAGGAAAAAAATTAGTAGGAAAAAGCAGGGAAGAAGTGCTAGACGTTTTACAAGGTCTTAAGCCAATGAACAAAGAGCAAGAAAAGATATTGGCACAAGCCATAGGGAAACAACTAGAGAAGAATAGGAAGAATAAAATGAATAAAGGATTAAAGGAAGGCTTTGGNGGNGTGTTTGCCGATAATGCCAAGAAAAGAACGACCTCNGANGGGTTTAGNAAGAGTAGAAATTGGAGACTAGAGGCTGTTATTCCTAGNGAGATGTATTATGTNGCAAGGCAAATATGGGGTGATGATGTGCTAACAGACCCNGTAAAGTTTAAGGAAGCGTTTGTAAAAGACGAAATGGGTAGGCTGTGTTTAACAGTAGACCCTAAGACGATTTAGTCGCAAAATAAGACTATTTAATATTTAAACGAGGATATTATGTCCAAGAAAACAAAAGGAAAAAGACCCCTACAGGTTTTATTTTTACCTACTGACGATAGTGGGTGTGGTTGGTATAGGTTTAGACAGTTTGATGATGCCTTTAAGTTAAGAGAAGATGTTAAAAGCTATTTAATGGACGGAAAGGAGGACATCGACCAACAAATGGAACTTATTAAGTCGGCAGATGTTATAGTAGGTAGGCTAGGAGATTACCAACTTGTTAAGTTCATAAAAGAGGAGATTGCCCCAGATAAAAAGATAGTGTTTGACCATGATGATAATACAATGGAGGTTTTACCNACNTCAGAACACTANAAGGANTTTGGTACAGAGGANGCATGGGCTTTAGTTCAGGGAAACCTCAAGCCAGTATGGGTTACAGGNTTAACAAAAGACTTTAACAGGTACAAAAACTTGTCTACTCAAATGAGTTTACTATATNTGTTAGCAAGTGCCGATTTAATAACTACTCCTGTACAAAAACTACTAGACTTTTATCTACAGTTTGGAAGCAAGGATGTTAAAGGGGCAATAGTACACAATGCCCTTGATTTTAGTTTGTATCCAGAGGGCAGGTTTATTCCAAAAGACAAGAAAAAGGGAGAAATTAGACTAGGTTGGCAAGGTGGAGTAAGCCATATGGGAGACTGGGAAGAGATTAAAGAGCCTTTGGCTAAGGTTTTAAAGGATTACCCAGAGGTAACACTACATATTATGGGAAGTTACTACAAAAATCAGTTTAAAGAGGTAGCAGACAGAATAACAAAGTACCCATGGTATCCATTTAGGGGTTATACCTTCAGAATGAAGACCATAGGGCTAGACGGGGCTATAATTCCACTAGAAAGTAAGCCTTTTAATGAGTACAAGAGCGAGGTTAAGTTTACAGAGTTTAGTGCCTTAGNAGTTCCCTGTGTNGTNAAGAATATGTTGCCCTATTCAGAAGTCATTACAGAACAAAATAGNTATCCTTACGACAANCCAGAAGANTTTGAGACTAAGTTGAGAGCCATGATAGAGGATATTAAGACTAACAAGGCCTCACAGAGGGTTACAGAGGCTCACAGGTGGGTAAAAAAGGAGAGAGACATAGACAAAGAGGCTGGGAAATTAGTGCAATTATACAAGAGTATTCTACCAGAGGGGGTACAAAGGGAGTTATTGTAGACATGGTATAATTATATATACGAAGGTATACGAGGATGTTTAATTGATAGATTAAAACAATGACATTCTCGCAGATGCAGACAGAAGTAGGTGATTTACTCAATATGACTATAAGTGCCAACAGCACAGTAACCACTACTCAGGCTAAAAGAGATTTAAATACTGCTAGAGATTTGGTGTTAAACAGGTTACTTACACTAGGACAAAACTACTTTCTAAGGATTGCTAAGGCTAATCTTGTTGCAGACCAGTCGTTGTATTCATTACCAACAGATTTTAGAAAGTTTGTAAGACTAGAAGTAGGATATAGTAATGCTAACGACAGGGTAAAGGCTCACCAGATTGATGCTTCAGAAATAGGAGATACTAACGATCCTTATTCTCAATCTTTTCCAAGATACATGATAATAGGAAACATGTTTGAACTAAGACCAACGCCAGATAACTCTGTTACAGATGGCCTTTACATGCTTTACATAGAAAATCCTACCGACATGAGTGCTGATGACGATACTTCAGGACTTCCTTTAGATTACGATAACTTACTTACCTTGTATGCAAGTGCAAAGGGTAAATATACGTTAGGATTACCACAAGAGGGTAATAACATGATGGCACAATTTAATATGGGACTGGACGAGATGGAGAATAACATTGTGGAAAGAAACATTGACGAGGGGGGTACAATAGCAAATGTAGATAGTTATGGAGGTTTATAATGACAAGCTGGACAGATGTAAATGACACAACAACCTCATATAGGAAATATAGTGGAGGAGATAGACTAACAACACAGGACGGAAAGGTATTACAGACACAGGACGGATTAGATTTAGTAGAGCAAGGTATAGAGAGTGGGTTTGTGGATGTTAGTGATAAGGACACACCTTGGGGGGCTTTTGGTGGACTGATAAGGCTTGTTACAGAGGGATACAGGGAAAATCTAATGTCAGAGGGAAACTTGGACTATCTTGTATACAGTCATGGAGAGGATTTAGAAATATGGACTGATACGGCAGATATAGAAACAACATATACTAAAATAAATGATGTGTAAAAATGGCAGACATAAAAATACTTGATTTAACAACAGCAACAGAGATAACAGAAACAACTGATTACATACCCGTTGTTGATACAAGTGATACAGCACAGGATAGTACAGGAACAACTAAAAAGGCTACTGTTAGAAAGTTATTAGGAGACAGGGTATTGCCTGATACTATTGTTGGAACAACGGAAACACAGACACTTACTAATAAAACTTTAACAAGTCCGGAAATAAATACTCCTACAGGAGATGTTGTAACTCCAACAGGAACACAAACATTAACTAATAAAACTTTAACTTCACCAGTAATTAATACACAGGTAAGTGGAACTGCGGTCTTAGATGAAGACAATATGTCTTCTAACAGTGATAATAAATTAGCAACACAACAAAGCATTAAAGCATATGTAGATTCTGGTAAAGCAGGGGCTTCTTACATTAATTTCTTAACAACTGAACAATCAGCAGCAAGTTCTACCCAAATAGGTTCGGCACAAGTTACAGTTACAACCAAAGGTGGCAATCTTTTAATCATAGGGACTGCAACAATTAAGACAAGTGCTGCGACATCTGGTCTTATTTTAGAACTGGACGGTTTAGATATTTCTGGGGCAAGTTCGCTAACAAATTCAGCAAACTATATTCCTTCAACAGTAGTTTATGTAAAAACTGGTTTGTCTGCAGGAAGCCACACAATAAAATTAAAGTGTTTCCCACAGGCAGGAAATACTGTATATGTGGCAGCATATCATAATTTTTGTTTAGTAGTTGCAGAACTTTAATTTAGACAATATACAAAATGGCAGGTAATAAAACATTTACAGAATTAACAACACTAGCAACGGTAGACAAGGATAACGACTGGATGGCTGTTGTAGATGTCTCAGACACTTCTGCTTCTACTTATGGAACGACTAAGAAAGCAAATGTTGCTCAATTTGTAGGAGAAAAAGGAGATGCTGCGACAGTAGATGTAGGGACAACTACAACAGGATTGGCTGGTACTAATGCGAATGTTGTAAATAGCGGTACTACAAGTGATGCTATACTAGACTTTACTATTCCTAGGGGTGATAAAGGAGAACAAGGAGAACAGGGAATACAAGGCCCTCAAGGTCCTCAAGGTATTCAGGGTCCTCAGGGATTAAAAGGAGATAAAGGGGACAAGGGAGACAAGGGAGATACTGGTCTTACTGGTCCTGCTGGAGCAAATGGTGTTGACGGAGAAGACGCTTATGTATACATTGCTTATGCTTCAGACTCAAGTGGAACGGGTTTTACAACTATTTTTAATGCCAACCTAGACTACATTGCTATTAAGTCAACCACTACACCTATTGCAACTCCACAGGCTTCAGACTTTACTGGACTTTGGAAAAACTATAAAGGTATACAGGGTATTCAAGGAGAGCAAGGAGTGGCTGGTACTGATGGAAGTAGTGCTTATGTGTATATAGCCTATGCAAGTGATGCAAGTGGAACAGGATTTACGACTACATTTGACGCTGGTTTAGACTATATAGCAATTAAGGCAACAACCTCTCCAATAGCCTCTCCACAGGCTTCGGATTTTACAGGTCTATGGAAGAATTACAAAGGAGAAAAAGGTGATACAGGAGCAACAGGCTCTGCTGGGGCTGATGGAGAAGATGGTTTAGACATTACTTGGAAAGGAACTTACAATAGTGGAACTGCGTATGTTGTCAATGATGCAGTCTTTTATGAGGGTTCTAGTTATATTTGTATACTCAATTCAACAGGAAACTTACCTACTAACACAACCTATTGGAACTTAATGGCACAAGAGGGGGCTGCTGGTGANGGTAGTGGAGATGTTAGTGGACCAGCGAGTGCAACAGACAATGCAGTAGCGAGGTTTGATTCGGTAACTGGAAAACTAATACAAAACTCTTTAGTAACTATTGATGATAGTGGCTCGGTAAATATACCAACTGGACAAAATTATCTTGTAAATGGAACTCCTGTCAGTGGGTATTCTGATGAACAGGCACAAGACGCTGTCGCTGGTATGATTGCTGATACAGATACAGTAGACTTTACTTATACTGACGCCACACCAGAACTTAAAGCAGATGTTAAAGACGCAAGTATAACAAATGCTAAGTTGGCTAATATGGCTACAAAGACATATAAGGGAAGAACTTCAGCAACAACAGGCTCACCAGAAGATGTTTCTGTGGCAACACTCAAAACTGATCTGGCTTTAACTAAAGCAGATGTAGGGCTTGGAAATGTGGACAATGTTCTGCAATTACCGTCTTCGTATTTAGACACAGATGGAACTTTAACTGCTAATAGTGATACAAAGGTTGCTTCACAAAAGGCTACTAAAACTTATGCTGATACCAAGATACCTAAGTTTGCAGACCCTAATGCAGATAGACTTGTGTTCTGGGACGATAGTGCTACGGCTTTTGGGGCTTTGACACCTTCAACAGGACTTACAATAATAGGAACTGATATGACAGTAAGGGGTGCAAGTACAACACAAACGGGAATAGTAGAATTGGCAACAACAGCAGAAACAGAAACGGGTACGGATGCAACAAGGGCAGTAACTCCTGATGCACTTCACGATATGACTACTTTNGCAGGGGCTTCTTGGATGCTAGATGAAGATAATATGGCAAGCAATAGTGCAGTAAAAGTACCTTCACAACAAAGTACAAAGGCTTATGTGGACAGTACAAAGTTTACTTGGAGGGGACCTTGGGCTACTACAACTGCTTATGCAGTAAATGACACAGTACAACAGGGTGGTAGTGGGTATGTTTGTGTAACAGCCCATACTTCAGGAACATTCGCAACAGATTTAAGTGCAGGAAAATGGAATCTGTTGGTAGAAGGATTACCAACTCCTAACTTAACAACCTCAACAACAACTAATCTAACAGGAATAATAACAGGAAATGGAAGTGTGTTAGCTTCTAAAGCTAATCCTAGTGGAGCAATAGTAGGCACAACAGACACACAGGAATTATCAAGTAAGACATTAACAAGTCCAATTCTTAAGGGTTCAATAAGTGGTTGGATAGATGCAGGAGAAACTTGGACTTATGTATCAACAGACGACCCTACTGGAGTTTTTAAGGTAAATGCTGATGTTACTGGTAAATATTCTCCTGCTATGAGAATTAAAATGACCAATGGCGGTAATACTATTTACGGAATAATTACCAAAGTAGGCATATATGGTGGAGACCAGAGTGGATATACATACATAACTTTCTTACACGAGATAGACCCAACAGACAACTTGGCTCTACACCTTATGGCAAACAGTGCAATTACTGCAAATTATTATTCTACAATGAAAGCCCCACAAGGGTTTCCTTTAGACCCCAGGAAGTGGAGGGTCTCACTGGTTGATACTTCCGACAGACAACAGGCAAGTCCTACTTTTCAGACTTGGTATAATATTGGTTCTTTGTCTATAAGTATGCCGATAGGGATATGGAAAGTAAGTTACAAGCTTGTTGAGCAGGTGTATTCTGCTTCTGCGTCTACTAGTATTTCTTTTAAGTCTTCCCTTTCAACTACAAACAATAGTTCATCTAATACTGCACTAGACACTTTCTTCTTTTATGGTGTTCCTAGTGCCACTGGATTAAACTCTTATAATACAATGATACTTAATCCAACAACAATAGCGGCAACTTCAAAGACAACATATTATCTAATAGAGAAAACCGATAATACTAGTGCTTCAGAGCTTAATATTAGAGGTTCTACCCAAACGCCTACAACTATTTTATTTGAATGTGCATACTTATAATTTAATTGCAGGATAATACCCTGCTTACAAGATGAAAAAACTACTAAAATACAAATGGTATATACTTGGTGGACTTTTTCTAATGGGAGCCTTGTATTTTCTGCGAGATTACATTGCTTACTTCTTTTTACTTTTAAGTTTAGGTTTATTTAGATTATGAGCGACACAGGTCTTAAATTGCCCTCTAGTTGGAATCCAGACGGAAGTGATTGGCGGTATCCAGAAGAGATAGTAAATGTAGGGAGTAGTTCTCCAACTCAAGTAGAAGGTTCTTTGGGGGAAGGTGATGAGATTTTAGTAAGTTTAAGTTGGAATGGGGGAACAAATTTTACCTCTACAAAAACCACTGGAGCATTATACTATTGGGGTGATGATAAAACATTAGGTGGAAGTACAGATACTTGGGGTAGGAGTTGGTCTTATACAGAATTTTCTAATACAAACTTTCGTGTCAGAATTGAATCTACATATCCCAAATATCACCAATTCTGGGATTTCTCTTTTAATATTCCAAGTAGTTCTACTATAAATGGAATTGAGGTAGAATTAACGGGTTGTGGAAGCGATTTTGGACAAGTTTCTATACAAGATACCCTTAAAATAAAAGTATATTACACAGACAACTCAACTCCAGTAGTAGGACAGAAATATGCCCTACCTCCATTTAGAAGAAGTTAGGCAATGTTTAACAATGGTATAATTATATATTAAGAGGACTTTAGTTTAGAATTAAAAACATGGCAAGAAGCAAAAGAGTTATTCAGAAGTATATTGATTTTAGTGGTGGCTATCAGACATTTACCTCACCACTTCTTTTAAAAGTAAACGAGTCCCCATTTTTGTACAATGTAGACATAAGTAAGCCTGGTATTTTAGCAAAATCACTTGGTTATGCTCAGATAGGCACAGGAGTGGGTAGTGGCTCTAATAGAGGGGTGTATGCTTGGAATAGAGAGAATGGAAACGACGAACTGTATCAAGTGTATGGTTCAGACATGTACAAGTACAATGGTACTAACTTTGAATCTATAGGAAGTGGCTTTGGTAGTGGTACAAGTCCTGTTGAGTGGGGAGTGTCCTTTATTAACACAGGAACAGGAGTAGGTACAGGAGCAGAAACCTTTGTAGAAAGGCTCTATGTTACTCAGGGAATTGAAGGAGAAGTAAAGTATACAACAGGGGTCAATATGGTAAGTATTGCAAATGTCTATGCTAAACACTTAGAAGTTTACAAGGGAAGATTATACCTAGGAAATGTTAAGACAGGCTCTAACACATACCCGTCAAGAGTTATATTTAGTGAAGTAAGTAAAGACAGTTTCCCTGCAAATAACTACTTTGATGACATGGGCGAGGCTATAGTAGGGCTTAAGGAGTATAGTGGGGCTTTGTTTGTATTTACACAAGACAAGGTTGCAGCATGGGACGAGTATTCTCTAACAGTTCTTAATACTAATGGTGGTACAACTAATAGGCATACAATACAAGTAAGTGAATCAAGAATGCTATGGTACAACAGGGGGGGTGTATATATGTATGCAGGGGGTACAGAAGCAACACTTATTAGCAGACCCGTACAAGATTGGATTACTGCTATAGTAGACGCTAACGAGGTAACAGCAGGGCTTGATCCTAGAGGCAGATACTGTTTGTGTATTGGAGATGTTACATTAGACGGAACTAATTACTCAAATGTGATACTGCGATATGACATACTAATTAACTCATGGGATGTTTTAATAGACAGACCATTTAAGTATTGGACCAGAAACAAGGCAGGGGGTGTTTACGAAACCTATACTACCAATGTAGACGGACAAGAGGTGTGGCAAGTAGACTTAGGGTATGCTTTGAATGGTTCGGCTCAGGGAAGTGTGTATCAAACCCCTAAACTGTTTGGTAATGCAAAAAATATTGATGATATTAAACATGCTTACGAAGTACAAATAGTCTACAAGCCAACTAACAAGAATGAGTATATAACAACACAATACAGAGTAGGTGGCACAGGAAGTTGGTCAAACATAGAAGGTACAACAAGCAATGTCTCTTTATCAGGGACTGATGATATTAAGATACAAAGACTTATTATACCTAGCAAAGCGTCAGGCAAGTTTATAGAATTAAAACTCTCACATTCGTCAAGCGAAGCTGGATTTAACATATACGGAATTAACCTAATCTATGATGTAGAAGAAAAGGAGGCACACTAATGGCACTAACAATGACAGCAGAAGAAGTAAGAAAGGAACTGGGGGCTTATTTAACAAAGCCAATAGCAGTCACTTCTGGTGAGTTGAGTACACAACAGGAATTATCGGCAACCTCCCTTTCAACAGGGGGTCTTAGTGGATCGTTTATTATAAGAAACCAGGGAGACATTCGGCTACTAAGTAATCAGGGCTTAATATCTATTTATTTAGGATTTTAATGATAAGAGACGGTATTCCCAAGCTCCTTGTGGCTAGAAATGGGCACGGGGTTGATAGGGCAAAAATAAAAAACTTAACAATAGATTCAACCAAGAACACCCTTAAAAAGTTCAATACATATTCGGGAACTCTCACCTCTACAACCCTTGACGGAAATGTGTACGATACAATAACCCACAACTTGGGATATCAACCAGTTGTCCTTGGGTATACCGATAAGGACGGTGGTGGTGCCTATGAGAGGATTCCACTAATAAGGGAAACACCAGGGACAATGTTTTCAGACCCAACATACACACATGTTTACATAACAAGGCCAGATGACAACAGTATCCGTATACACTTAGAAACAGAGAATGTTTTATATACAGCAAGAGACGAGAGTGTTGATTATAGTGTAGTAATTTATATTGACCCGAAGGAGGACATTTGGTATGAGTAAGGGAATATTTAAAATAGCAAGGCCTGGGTATGGATACCCCCAAGAGGAGTCCAAGAACTACTCTTTTGATAGCGAATATGAAACACCAAAGGTCTTTGCGTGTGTAGTTGGAGGGTCAATCTNCTATNCCCACAACCTTGGGTACCAGGTACAGTTTGTAAATATGCGAAATTTAGATGGTACAAATTGGGCACACGGGCTTAGAGATCAAGACTGGTACACGTATGAGCCAGGGGTTGTAAGCAGTGGGGAAAACTTCTTCTCGCTTAGTAGGCCTCTAGATAATACAGCAACAGAAATGGATACTGGGGTCTCTGCATTACTCTTTGTAGACCCGATCTCTGGGAGCAACCAGACACTTACCATAGATACATCTCCAAAGTTCGTAATTAAGAAAGAGGGCTATAGCATGGACAACAACCTTGTGACCTCTCAGATAGATTCTAGGGCAGACACCTTTAAGGTTTTTACAAATGGAGACCTTACGTTGTCTGCACCAAGCGTAACAAAGTCGTCAGGCCAGAGTGATTCTATAACGGTTTCATATGCCCACAACCTTGGGTATGTACCGTTTTTCACTCCAATAGTTCCATATAAAGTGGACTTAAATACGGTTGGGCTCTCTCCCATTCCAGCAACAGTGGATATTAATAGCCTTGAAGACATGAACTACCAGCCAGGAATTGTTGCCGACAGCGGGGAGGTTGTTTATGTATATATTACAAGTACAAGTCTTTATTTAAAGTTTGTTAGAACAAACCTAGGGCTCTCTGATAAAACGTTTGTCGCAAGAACCTTGAATATGAACTACACTATTTTCTATAACGACATTAGTGAGGCATTCAACCTTTTGTAGTATGTTATAATATTATAAGAGGATAACGAGGAACNTTAAACTTGGAANNCGTANNAAATGGCCGTATATATTGTACAGAAAAATGACTCTCTTAGTAAAATAGCACAAAAACTAGGAATATCTAGCTGGAGAGACCTTTACGAAGCTAATAAATCAGTTATTGGAAGCAATCCAAACCTAATAAGACCAGGACAGCAGCTTACTTACGGCTCAAGTGCACCAGCACCAGTAGCAGCTACACCAGCACAATCATCAGCAGTATCTCAAGGAGCAGCAGCAGGAGCAGCCCAGCCAATTAACTTTGGTGAAGTATTACCATGGGAGCAGTATTTTACACCAGAACTAGCACAAGGTAGTGCAGAACAGGCTTATGCTGCGTACTTTGCTCCAATAGCACAAGCTAGACAGACAGAGTTAGAGAGTGGGTTTGCTAATAGAAACTTAACGAGAAGCGGGTTAAGGGGACAGTCCCTAGGAGATTTATACAGAGAGTTAGGAACACAACAGCAACAGGGAATTGAATCTGATGTTATGCAACAAAAGGCATGGGCTCAAGAAGACTATGGAAGAATGCAGGAACTATATGAGAATAGCTCAGGCAAACAAAAACCTGCCTCAACACAATACACACCTTATAAAGTAGAAAGACCTAAAACA